TTTTAAATAATATCTCTTTGACGCTACTGTTTCTGCTTGTTGTGTTAACGTGACCAAAATGAACCTCCTATGGTTACTATGATTTTTTATAATTACAATAAAGACACAAACCCCTAGCCGGTACCCATAATGAAGGACCACAGAAGTCCTCTGTACAATTTGGATTGGGTGCTTCTAAGTTTTTGCTATTATCATTATACACGTTTTTATCAAAATCGATTAACTTTTCTGGCTTATTTTTGTCTATATTTTGATATTTTAATGAAGGATCTATATCATGAACAAACTCTTGCAAATCACCTACAGTTTGCATATTATATACGCCTGTTTCATAAGCAGCTTGTAATGCCATAGCTATAGAAAAAAAAGCATCTCCGTGACCCATTGGAGTCTCTGGAGCTTTTAATTCATTATTAACTGATAGTATTTGTTGTCGTTGTCTAGTATCTCTAATTAAAAATAAATTGCCTGAATGCACATACTGTTCAAATATATGTGCCATATTGTTTTTAGACTTTAAACTAAAAGATAAAGGATACCATGTTCTATCTAATCCTCTATCTTCTAACTCCCCTCTCGTATTATCTATGTAACCTTTTGTAAGCCCGAAGTTTCTTGCAGCTTCATTTAAATATTCTATTTGTTCTGAATAGTCCCAACCATCTAACCAAGACTGATGTATTTGTTCTACACGTTCACCTTTTCTTCTAAATATAACTAAATGAGATGGGTGCCTTTTTTTACCCACGTCAAATCCTGCAAACACATCTTCATCATCTGCGAAGTTATGTTGAACAGTTGTGGGTAAAGACCGCAAGTTTGCGTCTTCACATTTCTCTATATCTTCAGAATCAAAATATGCCTCTGTATTAAAATGTGGTTGTAGTAAAAACTCTGATGCAAATGACTTAGGTTTAGCTTTCTGTTGTTCTAACAACCATTCTTCACTATATAACTCTGGCATCAATACTCTTCTACCCGGTTCTGGATCTAGTGCTGGTAGTTTTCTTGTTACAAATCTATCATCTTTTTCTAACACCGTAAGTAAATCTCCCGGCATCATTGGAGTACCCACTATCACAACAGGGACACCTTGATTAGGTATGAATAAAGACTCTGTTAAAAAGTGGTCTTCAATCTTATTCATTTGCCCTAATGCTAAAGGACTTTCAGGGTCTTTTAATATATCATCAGCAATCAATGCTCCATTAACGTGCATACCTCTTTTGAAAGAAAATAATCCTCCATGTAATATCTCAGCACTACCACCATTACCTGTGTCGTATCTAAAGGTAAAGTCTGCTTTCGGGGCTCTGTTCGTCATCATATCTTTTAATAAAGGATTACGGCTTACCTCTTTGTTTATTTCAGATATGTGATACTTAGCCATAGTGTCACTGTAAGATAGATATAAAATATTAGCATTACCTTGAATCTTTAAACTTCTCCAAATGCTAAACGCGTGTCCTAATATAGTAGACTTGAAGTGTGCTCTTGGTAATATGGCTAAATAATTAAGCCCATCTTCAATGCACTTCTCTACTTCTTCAGTTAGTTTACCTACATGCCACGCTTGAAAGTATTCTGGGTGCTCAAACCCTTGAGACCATATGTCTCTAGTGAACTCCCAAAAACTGCCTATCTTATACTTATTACTTTTTTCTAGTCTTTCCGCAAGTAGTTCAAAGGCTTTTCCATATGTTGTTAAATCATCACTCATTGTCTTTTGATGCCATCAGTACTTTTAATTTTGCCGCTATTTTTTTAATTAGTTCTGGGTCTTCTATTTCCTCTACTAATATATTAACTACATCCTGAATAAATTGAACATTAATTAAACCTTCTGCAACCTGTCTTTCACCTTGTATACCTATATCTAATGCTTTAACTGCATCAAAAGCTCTTTCAAAATTAAGTAATTGTAACTCTGAGCCAGCTTTATCTCTGATACCTTTATACATTTGTTGGTGTTCTTCTTGCATTCTAGCAAGTTTTGTAGATTCGCTTTCTTGTACTTTTTCTATAGCTTTAGCTTTTGTTTCAGCTAACTTCTGTTTCCAATCTTCTGCCCGCACCCAAGCGTATATAGTTTGCTCACTCATGACCACACTGTGTTCTGCAGATACTTGTAAAGCTATTTCTTTAGCAGAGTATTCTTCTGTCAGATATAATTTAAATGCACGGTCTTTAACCGCTTTAGGTAATTTTTTAGGCATTACATATATGCAGCATTAGACCATCCTGTATCAGCGTTTCCTGATTCAATGCTTCCTCCATGCGGACTTCCATCCGATTGTAACAACTTACTAAAATCCATACCACCTTTGTTTTTATTACCAGCAGCATTAAAACACTCTGGAACTTTGTGCTTTACGCCACCCGTTGTGCTTATCTCTTTAAATTTAATACCTATCTCAGCTCTGCTGCATACTCCTCTTATCATTGCGTCTTTTGGACCAAGAGGTTTATATTGAGGATTTTCTAGTAAAGTTGCTATAGTTCGTTTAGCTCCTTCAGTTTGTATATTGTGTATACATTTGTAATAGTCACACCATACAACCTTAGCATACTTTGCTTTGAACTCTTCGGCAGTCATGCCTTCAGGTAACTTATCTTCAACTTTATTATCTTTTGGTTCAGGTGTGTCATAAAAATATGTTTTATTTTTTTGACCTGTAGTTTTTTTATAACCTCTAGGTGCTGCCATTTCTGTTCTCCTTCACTGAGTATAATGCGATGCAAGCTGCATCAGCATAATCTTGTTCAGGGAAATTATCTCCCCACTGTTCTATTGCATATTTCATTATATCATCTTTTGTAGCTTTACCACTACCTAAGATTTGTTTCTTCCAAGTGCCGTTGTCAACTAATGTAGTTGGGATATCACTTAAACATAAAGTTCCCCAAACAGCTCCTACTACTTCTGATAAAGTACGCACTACATTTCTGTTCTGTGCAAATATAGGTTCTTCAATCACAGCGTAATCTACGGTATCAATGTTAATTTCTTCTACCAAGATTCTAGCGAAGTTGTCCATAAGCTCTGGAAATCTGTCCTTGAATGTTTTTTTAGCGTTGCATTCAGCTTTGTAGATGTTTATTAAGTTTACATCTTCATCTAATTCAACAATGTGAATTGCTTTACTAGACGTATCTAGCCCTAAATATTTCATAGTTCTATTGTAAAGGTATATTTTCCTTTATAATTTGTCTAGATGTCAACTTATCGTACACTTTATCTTCTAGTGCATCTCTTTTAAATACAGCTATAGTTGCTCCCACACCTACTGCAAGTGCTCCTAATGCTGGTAAAGTCTTTACTATTCCTTTTGCTATGTCTTTACTTGTCATGTTTATCTCCTTTTATTTATTCTGATTCTAATACTTTCATCCCTAATGCTATAATACCCCCTGTACATCCTGTGGCTATCTCTGTATATCCAAAATATACTCCAACAGCACTTAAAAGTCCAAGGACTATGATTGCTAGAAATATTTGAGGTCTTAATTTTCCCATCATGTTAGTATCCTCCTATTATTATTATACTAAGTTTTAGTCAATTCCTTTAGTTCTTAGAGCTACAATTCTAGAAATAGTTACCCAACACTGCGTATATAATTTAAGCCTACCTTCTTCATACTTTTTAGCAGCCTCCATTTCAGTCTTTCTCTTAAACAATTCTATAAGATGTTTGTTAGAAGACATAATCATCCCTCTAGCTTCATCTCTAGTAGGTTTTTTACCTGTAGCTTCTTGCATAACTCTAGCAAAAGCTGCGTTATATTCTTCATCAAATTGAGCTTGCATTGCCCCTAACTTCATCTCATGGCTAGCTACAACCTGTTCTAGTATAGCTTTTGTTCCTCCATACTTAGACAGATATATTTCTAATTCTTTATTAGTAGCCCCGATTACATCAGCAAAATCTAATGTATCTGCTGCATCTTGTTGAAATTCAACCCAAGGAACATTAGGAATTGAGTCTCTTTCTTTTTTTGCAAAGTCTATTGCATTTTGATAACCCCATCTTTTTTCCATTTTACCTCCTATTTTTACATTTACAATACCACATACCTGTACATGTTTCAGGTTCTATAGTCATTGTCATTATTTTTTTACATCGTTTAAGTATATCATCCCATACTTTTTTATCCCTGTCAACTTTAAATGCTTTTAGGTTTTGATCATTTTTGTTTTCATACATAACCACACCGTAATCTCTGTCAGTTAAGTTAAGATATATTTGTAACTGTATCATGTGTTCATGTTTTGGAGCTTCTTTTAAATCTTTGAAGTCTTCATCCTTTATAGTTTTTAACTCTAGTAAGGCTTCTTCATGTTTATCGTGCTTTATTACAAAGTCAATTCTACCTGATATTGGAGGGTCTTCATTTTTTATAGATACTTCATCGTCAATATATAATTCTGCTTTTTCTAAATACTTTTTCATGCGTTCTTCAAAAGTGCCTCCATGGTCAAAGATTCTTTGTATACGAGGTTTTATAGTATCCCAATCAAGTAACCCATTGTATGCCATGTATAAGTATTTATCACAAGGATTGCCAAATAAAGAAGGATAAAACTTACCTTTAGTTGGTGGGCTGTTTTTCCTACCCAACACATTATCTATAGATTTTAACAACCATCTATCTTGATTTTTAGTTCGTTTCCCTTTTGAAGGAGTTTTGCTGTTTATAGCTTTAATTCCTGCCATATCTTTGCCTTTATATCTTTATATGTTTTTTCTTTTACATGTACGATTTCATATCCAGCTTCTTTTAGATACTCATCTCGTAGTGCATCTCTTTTTGCAAAGTGTCCAAATGGACCATCTGCTTCTATTATAATATTCATTTCTGTTATTACAAAGTCAGGTACATACTTACCTACAGGCGTTTGCCATGTATATCGTAAACCTACCTCATCAAGCACTCTCGCTATCAGATTCTCCTGTAAGGTATGACTCTTTCGTGGCATCTACAAGCTCCTCATATTTATCTGGGTTTTCTTTAAACCATGTAACCACAGCATTCATACCCCTAAAATTTTGATCTTTGTAATAATACATAGCACCGCTTTGTTCTACAATGCCTTCTTCTAATGCAACTCTAATATACGTTTCTACCATATCTATACCACCATCAAACTTAAATGGTATAATTGCTTGTTCAAACTTTTCCCCACCAAACTTATCTTTTAACAGTCTAGCGTTTATCTCAAACCCCATCCTATCTGCCATGTTCTTTGAATTACTTTTGCCGGGTTTAGTTAACCAAGAACCTCTTGTAAAATGCATACAACAATGCGTAAAGTATTTCTGACCTTCTCCACCGGGCATAGTGTCCATCATCTGAACATTGCCCATAGTGCCTCTAGTCTGATTAATCGCAACTAAAGCCCCACCGTGTTTTAACTCAGGTATAAGTCTCATTAACATTTGATTCCAAGTTCTAGATTGCCACGCAATAGGACTGTGGGCAATACCATCCTCGTGAGTAAAGATATCCGCTGGCACTAAACCAGCTACACTATCAATTACTACAATGTCTGCACCAGCTTGTAAAGAGTTTCTTACAGCTTTAAATGCTTCTTCTGATGTATCAGGATTATATACCACCATTTCTTTAGTTTTTAATCCACTCTTGGTCATCCAATCACTATCCCATGATTTTTCTAAATCAACCCACACAGCTACTCCACCTTCTTCTTGCACGGTTTTACACAATTGTGAAGCAACATAGGACTTGCCTGATGAAAAGCCTCCAAATAATAAAGTAAATCTTTTTCTAGGTATACCACCGTTTGTAATTTTATCTAGCTGTGGAATATTAAAAGGTATCTTTGTATATTCAAAACTAGTATCATCGCCTGTGGTAGCTTTTACTTTTTTATCGTTAAGTAATGTGTTAAATATTTCTTTAGCAGTTGACTTCATATTAAATCATCCCCTTTTTCAACTCGTCTTTTTATATTTCTTTTTTGTATTGCTTCAGCCCATGCCATGCATACAGCACCACATTGAATAAGTTCATTATATAATTTAGCTGTATTTTTTTCATATACTTCTCTAGCTACTTCCCCAAACTCTTCGCCTAAAATTACGGTCCAATATTCATCTGTGTGATTTAGTTGTTCACCCCATTGTTTTTCCTGTGCCTCTCGTTCAGATAAAACTTGTTCTGTAATTATAGCTCTAACGTGTTCAATCTCCATCCTTCTTTTTACCCTTCTTTAGGATGTTCCTAATTTCACCGTCTACTTTATCATGCACCGCTTTATAGGCTTTATCTAAAGTTAATCCTGCTTCGTCTAATTGTTCTTCTATTGGTAGTTCAGTATCAATGTCATGAATCTCCATGTCCATTCTTGCATACTGATTTGTATCTAGTGGACCTACTCTAAATGTAAATCCTAATTTAAGTCCGACTTTCGCCATCTGTTATCTCCTTTGCGATCAGCATATCTATATACTGCTTTGCTTTGTATAGGTCTTCTATACCATTTTCTTTATATCTCCACCTTGTTATATATTTTACCACATTTCCCTCTGCAAAACCCATCTGATTGTCATGTATGTAATCAAAAGGTTCTATATCAAAGTGATAGTGTACAGGGTCAGTAGTTTCTTTTACAGATTTATTATATGACTCAGTAAAACTATACTTTTTATTTTCTTCTTTAGGTTTATCTGGTGTTTTTTCTACTATCTCTTTTATACCCCACTTTGTCATCTGCATATATTCTTCCCATGATAAATGAGCATAATTTGTATTGAAGTCATTCCACATTGCTTGTGTAAAATCATAAGGGGCATTTGGGTTTTTCCATCCTGCTGACATTTAGTCCTCCTCTATAGGTTCTATTGGTGTTAATAAGTCTTTCATGATTACGAATATGGGAGTTCTATCTCCTAACCACGCACCTTCAGTGTTGTATTCAAAGTATTCCATTGCTTCTTCATACGCTTCATCCCCTACTGCTTGTACAACATTTAGTCGTGTTTCTGCATCCATGTCATCAAAAGTATATTCTTTCTTTTTTTCTTTATAAAAGTCTCTTGCAATTATTTCAATAGCTTTTTCTCTATCGTATATAGCGTAGGGTCCTTTAAACTGTTGATGCCCTAAACCTATAAATGCTTCTTTGAGTCCATCATAATATATAACTTCATCATCATTTTCTTCACAATGAAATACATCTTTACTAGACATTCTGTTCCCTACTCTTTCTTAATTTATTTGCTTTTTGATATTGTCTTCTTACACTTTTAGGTACAAACTCTTGTTTGTCTCTATATGTTTTAAGTAAATCATCTTTTTGCAGTTTCTTTTTAAATCTTCTAAGTAATTTTTCAAAAGTTTCGTTTTTCTTTAATTTTACTATCATGTTAATCCCAGTCTATATGTTCTATTAAATTAAATTTATTCATATCTTCAAAGTCTTTTTTCACTGCCCATGAAGGATTACACACTTCCATATCAACTTCTAATGGTATGTCAAGACTATTTTGCACCATAAGCTCTCTAATCTTAGGAGCTACATCATCAACCTCGTCTTCATGTATTTCACATATAATCTCATCGTGTACTTGCAGTAATAAATTGCTTTGCTTATCTTTCAAATAATCAGCAACAGCTACCATTCGTTCACTCATAATATCAGCACTTGTTCCCTGAATTAAATAGTTAACCCCTTTGTACCCAAACTCACTAGGCACCCTGTAAACCCTACCATACTTATTTCTAACTTGTCGTTCTGTTTTAATTGTCCTAATCACAGAATTAAAAAACTTTCTAGATCCCTTCATGTTTTCTAGATATGTATTCTTATATTCAGCTGCTAAATCTGGAGTTGTGTTTAATTGTAGTGCTAGCTTATCTTTACCAATACCATATATAACTCCAAAAGTAATTGATTTAGCTAATTGTCTAAAAAACTTAAACTGTGAATCATCCTCTGTTACATTAAAAGCAATCTTTGCTGCCTCACCGTGAAAGTCAACATTATCCTTTTTCATCAACTCATTCATTTCTTCATTGTTAACATAACTCATGAAAACCCTAACTTCCATTTGTGAATAATCATACGCTATCATTTTATAGTTTTGCCTAGGTATGAATAAATTTCTTATGGCTATTTGTCTAGCATCAGTAGGATCAAACTTATCCCCACCCAAAAAACTCCAAGTATCTAAAACATCATCTGTCAATTCAGTATTAGCGTTACCACCTTTGCTAGATACTATCGCAGCTACTCTACCTCTGATATCTTCTTTATCAGATTCAGATAATTGTCTGTCCTCTACATAAACCGTATCTCTAGGTATATTCTGCAAGTTAGGAGTGCTCGATGATAGTCTACCTGTTACCGTACCCCAGTTATTAAAACTAGTATGAAGCACAGGCAGTTCTAAATAAGGTTCTATATATGTAGACCTTATCTTTTCTAATGCTCTATATTGTCTTATTAATCCTGCTAGTGGTGAGTTTAATCTTACAAGAGCCTCTTCATTCCACGCCTCTGCACCTTTTGCAGTGCGTAGTGGTGAATGTACACCCATAGCATTAAATGTTTCCCCTAGTTGTTTAGTGCTACTAATATTAAACTCATGCCCCACTAATTCATATATTCTATTCTTCAAAACCTCTATTCTAGTTAGTGTTTTATCGTAAGCCTGTTTGGCATACTTGTTGTCTATAACTACACCACGTCTCTCCATCATGTAGAGAGTTTTAGTTAGCTTTGTTTGAAAATGAAACAGCTCTATTTGATTACTAGTAACTAATTTTCTGAATCTATCTTTATATAGTTTTCGTGTCCATTTAACATCATCTATACAGTATGGTCCTAAAATGGATGGGGGTGCTAATGAAAAATCTCTAAACCATTTATTTTTCTTTAAAACTTTTTTAGTTTCTAAATCATATGCTCCAGCCTTTTCTCCATAACTTCGCACCAAAGTATCCGTCAAACTAAGCCTATTTATTGTAGTAGGCTCTGTCATTCTAACCATAACAAGCACATCTAATAGCTTCATCGCATCTATGTTTATACCTTCGTTGTGTAAAAACTTAGCATCAAACTTTACATTATACCCAACAACAGTTTTACAAGTGTTGTTAATAAATTCAACTAACCGTTTTAATTGATCTTGAGATAAATTAGGTTCGTCTGATTGATGCCTAAAAGGAAAGTAATACGCATGTTCACTATCAAGATCAGCTAAACCAATACCACATAGCTGATTCATATTATATGGATCAAAGCCATTAGTCTCCACATCCATTATCCACATAGGCGAATCAGGTAATGAGTTTATAGTATCTGTAAATGTGTCTGGTGTTACTATCATTGGTAAGGTGTGCAAACTCCTCGGAAGGACATTTGAATCCGAGGAGTAAGCATTTATGGAGGTTAGTTTAGAATAATGAGTCGTCATCATCAATAGCCACAGCATCCGATGGTACATCATCAGTTGTGGACTCCGTGTTACCGTATCTCTGACTTAGATACTCTTTTATTGGAGTAAGGTTCTTTACCTCTGCTTGTTTATCTTCAGGTAGCTCTAAAGCTCCTGACGTAGAAGTAATGGTATAAGTGGTATCAAGACTTGAACCTCTTCTTCTTACTCTCATAACAGTCTTATCTAATGACCCGTTATCCTCATATATATCAACGAATTGATTCCAATTGCTGTTCTGTGCTCCAAAAGATAGAGTAAGAACTTTAAAATCATTCACTGTTTCTTTATACATTTTTGATCCTGATGGGCTAGTAATTTCTTCCCATGAATCAACTCTCTGCTCTGTGTGTAATATTTCAGTTACATATCCCCAAAGTGCAAACTTGTGTCTTGGGGCTTTTCGTCTACCGTCTTCGTAAACCATAGCTTCACTAGGAACTGCAGAAACAGGTTCTCCATTCTCTACTAATACACTAGTCCAACTCTTGTCTACGCCCTGTTGAAATTCATATACATAGAACTCTTCCATGTGTATATCGCCTTCTTCTCCTGTAGCCATAGACTTCATGAACACTTGGTCCCCATCTTTTAACCAAACCTCTTTACCATTAGCTTCAGAGTTTTGTGTAGCTCTAGTTTCTTTAGACGATATGTTGTTTTGTATCATACTGATTCCTGACATGTGTCCTCCTTTACCAGTATTTTTTATTATTAATTACGTTTTTAAGTATATCACAAGATTTTATATCCTGCACATCTTTATATTCTTTAGGTATATCTATAGTAGAAACTCTTGTTTTGTTGTGTAATAATTTAAAAGCTCTATCTTTACCTATCTTTCCTGCATCATCATTATCTAAACATAGTATTATTTCTTTAGTTGGTAATGTAAGTAGTAAATCTCGTTGTTTATTTGACATGCTCATGCCTAATAAAGCAACAGTTGGGTAACCTAATTGATTCATCCATATGGCATCTAAAGGTCCCTCTGTAACACATACATATTCAGATTCCTGTATGTAAGGTTGTCCAAAAAGAACATGTGATTTCTTCAAACCTTTTGAGTATAAATACTTTGGTATCTGATTCTCTTGTCTAATTATCCAACCCACAGTCCTGAAGTCTTTATCTTTAACTGGTATAACTAAACCGTTGCTTGGTGTAACACCACACAACCATTTTCGCATACTCTTCTTATCAAAACCTCTATCAAATATCCACTTAGGCACCATGCCTGTCTTATAAGGTATGCTTACTTCAGGTAAAGGACCTTCAATAACTGGCGTTGGTTGAGTAAATAAACTCTTTGTATAAGTATCTTTATAATTTACTAAATAATTACTAACTTGCTTAAAGTCCCAATCTTTATACTCTTGGATAAAACTCTTTAGACTACCCTGCCCACACCCAGCAAAACAAATCCAAACCCCCTTATCTATATTTATAGAGCAAGATTCAGATGTATCATGATGAAAAGGGCACAATATAGATACTTCATCATTACCAACAGGCACATCTATGCCTAAATTAAGTAGTGCTTGTGTCCAGTCTATCATTCTATTATTATTTAATTGGGCGTATCCGGTAAATATAACCATTCGTCTCTTTCCAAAACCCTTCAGGAAAAGTAGTTCCACATTGAAAACAATATGGATCATTCTTAACTAATCCTAATACTTGTTTAGTTAGTAGTGAGTACATATCTACGATTGTTTTACCCACTCTTAATTTACCACCATCAGAGCATTTGCCGCATTTCTTGTCAATTAAACGTGTCATGATTCTCCTCTATTCTACCTTTGTCTACATCCCATACAAATTCAGTAGTAGATGCCCCTAAGTCACCGTCTCTATATTTCTGAAACATAATCTCTCTTAGTTGGGGTTCATCTTCTATCATACACATTGATATTGCCACATCAGAAGCTCTAATTAAAGCGTCTCCAAACGCAACCTGACCTGCAGTAGGTTGATTGTACATGTTTGAAGCGTCTCTTGTAGCTTGAGTTGAGGCAATAACTGTAGTATTTGTAGACAATGCCATAGTTTTTAGTCCATAAAACAATGAGTGTGACTGCTCCCAAGCAGCTTTATTCTTATCTGCTGTAGAAACTAAGTACACCCCATCAATAATTAGTACGTCTGGACTGTATTTACGCACTAAATTAGTGATACTTGGTAATGATATACTGTCTTCTCCACTAATATGGTCACATACCAACAAGTTTTTATAGTTTACTTCTTGTAAAAAGCGTTTATACTCGCCTTCATCTATCTCTCTACCGTTTCTTATAGCACTATGAGACAATTTGTAGCCTAATGAGTGCCCTAATAACACATCCATACGCAATGCTATAGAAGATGTAGGCATTTCAGTCGAAACTAACAGTGTTTTGTGCCCACTTCTTATAGAATCGGCTGCTAATTTACAACACAACCATGTTTTACCCACAGTAGGGCGTGCATATGCCGTAATTAAGTCTCCGGGTTGCCATCCTACACCAGATGCGTTGACCATATGGAAAGGAGTGCGTATGCCTATCAAACCATCCCCCATTTTTCTAATTGAACTACGTCTTTGCCACTCCTCGTACCTATCTAAACCACCATTATCGTATTGATTTACGTCTTGGTCGTGCAATATCTCTACATCATTAAGACTATCCATAATAATACCTAATGCTTTCTTAGGATTATCTTCTAATATGGTCTGATTTGAATTAAAAGCGTTTACTATGTTTCTAAACATGACTTGTTTACCAAACTCATCTAACGCATAATTAAAATTTATTGATTGAGCATCCGGTTTTAAGGTACTAAACTTCTCTAATAAGACTTCAACAGATGGAAAGTCAGAATATTCATCAATATATTCTTGAATAAACCTATAAGTATCCCCATGTTCAGCAAAATCTTTAGGAGAATAAGTAAAGTTCTTAAAATTACCCGGATCACATAGGCTGAAGATGACCCCAGATTCTATAAAATTAAAGTTTTCCAATATTATTTCTCTTCGTTTAACTTATTTCTAAGCGACTTTTTTACTTTGTATATGGAATAGTTTACCACAGTTTCTTGCCCATTGACAGTTTTTGTATCAGATATGTTTTTTAAGTACTGCTCTATGTCTTTCATAGTATAGTTTTGTAACTTTTTAGTAAGGAATTGTTTTTCACCTTCATCTAAATTTAAAGAATCTATCCAATCTATAAAGTCTACTTCATCTAAATTTTCATCCAACTGTTTTACGAAGTCGCTAAGTTTATAAGTATTGTCATCATCTGAGTCAGACTGCATGTCTAAACTATAACTCTGTATTTTTTTACTAGCTTGCACCCATAAAGTTTTTAATCTATTAGCCATAGCTGTGTGTAAATAAGTATGAAAGATTGCATTTCTATTAGGATTATATAATTTAGCAGCTTTTAATACAATTAAACGTAACTCTTGAGCTAAATCATCACGATCATAACCTTGTATATAAATGTTAGAAACCATTTTATTAATCTTCGGTTCCCATTTCAAAATTAGATCGTTGTTTATATCCACTGTTATGTTTCCTTTTGTCCTGATAACACTTCTGTGTACAGTATACATTTTTTAATTTTAATCTATATCCTTGTAATATTCGTTTTCTAGTCCTATAAAAAGGCACTAAACACCAAGAACAAGTTAGCTTAGTAAATTTCCACTTGAAAGAACATTGTCCTTTGCATATCCCACCGCGATCTGTGGTTATTTCTCTACATACTTTACAGTATACCACACGTTTAGGTTTAGGTGGGTTAGTTTGTAGGTCGTTTTTTAATAGAACTTCTCTTGCGTATTGCCTAGTTATGCCAACTTTTCTTGCGATTTCAGCTGTAGACATAAAAGGGTTTTGTTTCCTAAGTCTAACAACTTTATTCTTTGCCTTCATTTTCTAATTTATCTACTTTACTAGACAATTCTTGTATAGCTTTAATTAATATAGGTACAAATTGTTCGTATCTTGCCCCTAATTTTCCGTTAGGGCTTTGATGTATTGGAGCAAAATCATCTAAATCTGTAATATTATATTTTTTTAAAACTTCAATTACTTCTTGAGCAATCACACCTCTGTGGGTTTGAACGTCATCTATAACATCTTCTTTCCATTTATATTTTACTGGTCTTAAATCATTTACAAAATCTAAACCTTCTTGAATATCTTGTACGTCTTTTTTGTCTCTTCCATCAGAAGTTGTTACACTACTACTAGTTGCAAATAAAGCTGTCCAAATCTTACTTCCACTTATTCCTAATGAATGAGTATTAGTTTTTGGGGGAAAAAAATTGCTGTCTGGACCAACTCCAGTAAGTTGAGCACCTCCTATTTTTAAGTCAGGAGAGTGTGCGGTTCGGACAGTGGTATCTGTTTCATCGGATGACCCTAATCCAGTAGTCATATTAGTAAAGAACCAACTAACTTTTCCTTCAGGAATTACACTAGCATAAGCTATACCTAATTTAATACGAGTCCTAGAGCTTATTAATCTATCTCCACCTGTTGTCAAACCATCTCCACCATTCCTATCTTCAAAAGTAGCTTGAGATTTAATTTGAAATTGTGTTGTACTGTGTCCCGGTTCAAAGTAAATTACATATATTCTATCAGGGAATCCATCCTCATCAGTGTCATCAGGGAGAAAAGATCCCCCGTCATTTGTACCTGCACCGCCTGTATTATCTACTACCCCATCTGAATTTTCACTGGTGCCCGCTGTAATGTGAAAAACTTCACTTCCAATATATAAATTACCCGCAGAGTATCTAAGAGATACATTTTCTCTAGTGGTGCCTGATGAACCAGCAGTAAATGTCCCAGTAAAATGGGGCACCGTAAATTCAAAACCCTCTTTATCTCCATCTTTATCATCATCATTTTGATCATCAATTGACAAAAAATCTGGTTTTATTGCAGATATAACAGTTTGAGTTGCTGCACTAGGAACAGCTAATGTTTCTATATCAGTATAAGCCTGCCCACCATTTTCATAATATGTCATAGAAGTAACTATTTGTTGTCCTGACCCATTAGCAGAGCTTACACCGTAATGAGCTGCATCTGCTGCTATTATATGACCAGCTCTTAGAGGCACATAATATCTAATATAATCATTAGTAGTTAGACTTCCAGAGTTCATTATAGCCACAGCAGTAGTATCTGTTACTTTTTCTAAATATCCAAAGGTATCAACAGTACCATCTTGTCCAGTTAGTTTAGCTATAACATGCCCAGCCCTCAAACCAATTGAACCATTAGTTGTAATTGTGTCGCCTTCTCTACTAGTAGTACCACTTGAGTGATCATCTGTAAAAGTAATCTTAGTTTTTGAACCTACCGTAGCTGTACTTATTTCACTTGATCCTACTTGAGTCTCAAAAGAGTAATAAGGCATAAATTTACATTGAAATCTACCTCTTTGCTTAGGTGTATTAAATTGTGCAAATCTAGCTGCAACAGCTGTTCTTATATTATCAGGATTATCGTCTACACCAAAATCCATAGTAACAGCTCTTCTTTGTTCGTGAACCTGTTGAGGTCTATAAATAGTTATGGCATCAGGATCTTCTTCACTTGTTAGTGTTAAGTAATTACCCTCACTAACTTTATTTAAATATAGCCTATCTCCCGGAGATACTAAAGCATCAGCATCATCAGTACGGGTACTAGATATCAAAGCTGTTCCATCAGCAGCATAAGTGCCATTACCTGTAGCTGGAGTTGAACTTAAATACTGTAAATAACCTACTAGAGGTTCGTCACTACCTGCACCATCTAAAACTAATCTAGCATCCCAATCAGTTGCCGCATCGTCTTCTTGCCTAAGTGGGTCTTCAACTCCTGTGGTATCATCAATTTTACCTATTAATTTTTTATTAGTATATGCCGTTGTTAAACCTTGGCTAGCTTGCACTACCTCTGTATAATTAAATACTTCAAACTGTACTTCATCAATTTTACCTGTTTCAGTATCTCTAAGACGTACAACTATAGTATTAACTCTTTCGCTTTCCATTTTATCAAATGAAGCTCCCGGTTGCATTAATATAGTTCTACCGTTTTCTGTAATAGCAGATGATGTAGGATATTTAAAATCTAAATTTCCTACGCTGTTAGTAGCCCCTGAAGGAGCAGTATCTTTAGTTGTATCAGTCGTACCCGGCATAAAACTACTTCTAAAATAATTAAACATTTGTGCTGGTTTATGAGCACTTGAAGGAGATGTTACATTTGGGTCTGCGTAAAATATGTATCCATAAAAATGCCCTGTATCTGTAATCCTATCTCTTAGGGCAAGTCTTTGTATAGCTTTTAAGACTGTTGAATCAGTGCTAGCAAAAGTAATTTGATGTCTTCGAGCATTCATTTTTTGATCTACTTTTGAAGTTTCAAATCTTGTGTAACTACCACTAGAAGTTTCAGTTGTTGTTAAATTATTTTCTGATCCAGCGATACCTTTAAATTGAAATCTTTGAATTAATTTTTCAATATAAGCTGATGTTTTTTTAGATAATGCTGCACTAGAAAAATCTGCATTTGTCTGAGCCCCGTTATTATCTTTTAGTGTTATGGTTCTATCAGCCCCTTGTAATTTACTTCTAGACAATTCGTATAAACCATCTTCTGCCGTAAATTGAATAGTATTTCCTGCTTGCATTCCGTGTTGTTTGGTAAAACTTGTAATTGTTCCAGTAAAATGAATTGTATAATTAGCCCCATCTACAATTTTTATTGGGGTGTTATTTTTTAATACATCATCAAATACCCCTAAAGAATAATTATCTCCTGTTGGGGGGTTTGAAACAACTAATTGTGCCATTCTTGGGTAGTACATATCATCTTTGATGAGTATACTTTGCACTAAACTTGCTCCACTTGTAGCGTCCTTTAACTCTTTGTATGCAAAAATTGGAGTGTTGTCTAAATGAGCAGCAGCAGATGTACCATATTCAGCTCTATCTATTGTAATAGTATTACCATCAACACCGCTTACAGTGACTTGTTCACTTTCAATCAACAAGTCCATCCCGTTTTCTATGTGATGACTACTACCGGGAGTAAGCCCAGCAGCATCTACAGTTATACTGGTTCTAGAATTTGATATACCAGTTCCAGCCCCGCCTCCTCCATCATCTGATGTATCATTTAACTGGGCTACTTGTATCCAAGCATATACTTTAGATTGTTTAAATGTTCTAGGATCTCCTGCCATTACGAATCTGACCTCTTTTTAGCCACGCATACAATACTAAATGAATGCCTATCTTCTGTTCCGGGAGCTAAATCAAACCTTGCTTGTTGTATAGCTATGTCATAAGATGCAATAACAGTGCTACCATCAGCAATCATAACCTCTAAAGGAGACGCAGAAATGTCGTAAACCTCTCCAGTAACAAAGTCTTCTAATTGTTCTTTAGTAGGCACACTATAACTTGTACCACTTTTGTCAGGACCAGTAACAGTTTCACTCGGATCATCTGTATCTACTAATCCTGTAATAGTTATTGATGGTCGTAAAAAACCAAAGTCCATAATTTGTGGGCTAACACCATTTGGTAAAGGAATTTGCACAGGAGTTTTTACATAGTTAACAGAAAAAGAATCTGCTTTTATAGCAAATCTTTTTTCGTCTCCACCCCCTGTTTTTCCATTATATAATAAAACTGATAAAGCCATTATGCTGTGTTACCCCCACCTAATATATTTCTAATATTTCTATTATAAAATGAGACATTAACTTCTGCCAGACCACCAAGAAAACTTTGATCCGGGTCTTCTTCATATGCCATCTCTCTACTTGTGCCCGGAATAAGGTTTGGACCTCTTGGTAATGATTGATTAGGATTCATAAATTGTCCAAAACCTGCGGTGGCAGCTGTTCCAAACGCTAATCCACCTACTAATCCTCCTAATGGTCCTGCAATTGCTGTACCTGCAACAGTACCTATAGCTGCTGCTATCGCTGAAATTATTGCTCTGGCTGCATTTACAATTCCTGCTATCGCCCCTGACTCTTCAAAGGTTCTTGTAATATCTACAGCTTGATAAACTAAACCTACCAAACCACCTGTCTTTAAAAACGCTGCTAATTTACCAGTTATACCAGAAGCTATTGAGCTTACATATGTATTAGTTAATGCTTGACTTGGAATTAAAGCTCCTGCTAAACCCCTTCCTGCTAAAGCGGCTCCCATACCTTCTAACCCTGTGGCTAGACTAAACATACCTCCGCCGCCTCCGCCTCTGCTTTCACCACCCCCACCACGAAGAAAACCAACTACAGTGCCAAATAGTTGTGTCAATATATCTACTATATTCATAATTCCAGACGCAGCTCTACTCATAGTAGATTGTATAAATCTATTATAAGCGGGGAACATACCGGCTAAGTATTGTAAAACAGATGCGAATAAAGGCATAAGTGGGGCTAATGTTAAATCAATAAACCCACCAAGAATAGTAAATAATGCCCCTAAAGTATTTGTAAAAATCTGTGAACTTTTTAATAATACTGATAAAGTAAATTGGATACCAATAAGTTGTGCAATAGATTTCTGATTAGTTTTTTCAGCTTTTTCAGCAATATTATTAGCTTGCCTGCTGGTTACAAATCCTCCTCTTGCAGCTGATTGAATACCTTGTGATTGTATATCAGCTGTTTGAGCCGCACTTGAAACTATATTAAAATCTACTGTATATGCCTCTACCATTTTTAATATGCACTAGGATACTGTGGATGTGTTGCTGCTTGTCTATGCTTTGCATTACGCTCCATTTGTTCCTGTTTATACTCCTCTATAGACGTATATGTTGCTAACAACATTGTCGCCTCCGTTGTTGATAAATTTTTTATATCAGCAAACGATAATCCTATCGTAAGCAGTGTCAACACTGTCGCATAGTGCGAAAAAATAATCGACTCCTTTGTTGACACTTGTATGTTTCTAAGAAATCGATCTATCCTTTTTTTACTACGTCAACATCTTTTAAACTGTTTTCAAAAGCTACAGGCACTAGTTTTTCTAATGCATTACCTAACTCACCGTTTATACTATCTAAAAATTGATCATTGGTTTTACCCCAAGGAGCTGATAAAATTATACCTTTTAACACCTCTCTTATGTAAACACCACTATCAAATGTAGAGTTTCCATTAGCATCAAACTTCATACATTTTGCAATTATTTCATTTTTTAATTGCCAAGTAATAGGTTTGACAGTTACGTCAAACTCATCGTTTTCTACTTTTACCGTATAAACCTGTGGTTCTTCTTTGATCTGATACTTTCCTACATCAAAACTTTTTGATGTTGAACTTGACTCTGTTGTCATATTTTACTCTCCTATGTGTATACTCGTTCTGTATCTGTTACTATTATTGCTAAATTTCTACAACTAAACTCTGCTGATACTTGTAAAATTGGGTCTCCACCAATCATGTGTGGAGCTGATGTTAAAAACGCTCCATTTTCATTTAATCCCGTTGCTGCACCACTAGTTTCATCCCCTGAAGTGTAATCAGATGGAATTAATATTTGTATACTATCATTAGTTCCTCTTGTAAAAGTAAGTTCAATATTAAATCCTTCCATCCCACTTCCGTAGTTACCCTCTAAAAGTAACTGTTTAAAAAATTCTGTAGCAGTATTTCTACCCACTGCACTAGCTGAAGCTGCAGAATCTGGTAAAGCAAGCGTACAACTAAAACCGTAACTTCTTCTACCTTCTCTTACTTCAGTTGGACCTCTGTGCCTACCGTGTCTAGGAGAAATGTAGTATCTTGGTTCTGAACCATTACTAATTCCAAGTTGAAAACCTCTTACTCTTGCAAATTCTTGCCCCATAAATTTAACCGAACCTTGTGAGAAATAATATGGTTCAGTAGATGGGAAAGTTATATCACTATCTGTAATGCTCGCCATCTCTGCGTATCTAGGCATACCTGCTGGAGTGCTTCCACTAAATATACTAGTTAATGCTGCTTCTGAACCCGGATTTACGTTAGGCTGTGATACTTCTTCTTGGTTATGCATCATATCTAAAAACGTAACTGTGTCCCAACTGGTCATTAACATACCACCTTCATCAGCTGATATAGTACAAGAGTCTACAAACCCTCCTACAAATCTTCTATCAAAATCATTAGCAGCTGTCTCGCCACTATCTCTCATGTGTAAATGCCATGACATAGTGTCTAATAAAACTGATTCTTCGATCCTATGTTGTACAACTGTGCCCGCACCCACTTCTCTTATAATACTGTCATCTGCGTGATCAAATCGTAAAGGTTTATCTAATCTAGCTACATTTGTAGTTGGAATAGCCTCTACTTTGTGTATCTCTACATTTTTATCTGCGGTAGGAGCTGTTCCACTAGAACCTCCTATAACAGTAGCACTAGTTCCATTGTATATAGCAATATGATCCCCAGCAGTTACTCCGTGTGAACTTGACATAGTAATAAATATATCACCTTTACTTGCGGGTTCCGTAATTGTAGCACTACCTGTAACTGATGCTGGCACATCATACACTGTGCCAATTGACCACCTAAGAGGTTTACCACTTAAAGGTATAAAGCCCGGTAAAGAGCCACTAAAAGATTGTGCTCCAACATACATTTTAGTCCAATCTCTTTTAGCTGCTGTGCCTAAAAAATATCTTGGTTCATATGAGGGAGTTAAATCTGGCACGGTTATAGATTCGTATACACCCGGAACTTCAGTTATTAGTTTTACTTGTGCTGTAGTTCTTTCTACACCACTAACTTCAACTACATACCCATTATCAGCGTGACCAAAACCTAAAGGTCTATCTAAGAAAAGCGTTGCATCGCCATCTAAAGCTGTAGCATGCTCTACTCTTCTAACTTCATAAGGCTCTACACTAGTTGAACTAGCATCAGCACTATCAGTTATAGTGCTAGATATTCTTACAAAGTCTCCTATAATAAGGTCAGAACCTGATTTATTATCTACTACAATTTGAGTTGCTCCTGCAGACACAGCCCCATTAATCCTAGCTACATATGGGCTAGATTGACGGGTACCATTGTTTAATTCAACATCTCCTCCCGGAGCTGTCTCCATTGCATATGTCAATTGTGATTGATCACTACGAAATACTGCCATTATATTTCCTCCTATTTTATATTATACTATAAAACCTTACGTTTCTAAAGTAATAGCACTGTTAACTAACTGCACAGATACTGTTCCCGCCCACAAGTTAGCTTGGGCATTTGTTAATTCATTAAAATCCATAAATTGTATACGTTGAAAGTTAGTCAAACTATGTATTCTAGCGTGACATATTCTTCTAATTTCTCTCATCACATCATAAAGGCGTTGCCTACTTGTATTTGTGTACAGTTCTAAAGTAATGTTATATATTCTGTTACCAAATTTTCTATTACCTATTGGTATTTCTTGTAAAGCTGGTCCTGAAGGTCTAGCTATTATTTGATCGTTAACATTTAAATTATATCTCATAGGTTCACTAGCACCAGTAACTTCTATAAAACCCGGTTTTTTAGATGTACCACTAACATTACTAAAAGTCCATTCATTTTCTAAGTCTGTTATAAATTCATTTACAGGTACTGGTTCAGTAGGCATTAAAAAATCTCCACACCCTTAAGTGACTCTATTCCTTCAGCTACCTCTGTCGTAAATAGTTGGATTTTTGCTTGTAAAGGAACTCTATCTAAACCACTTACAGCTAAGTTACCAAAATCTGAATTTTTTAACACTTCTATAGCAGCCATTTTTTTAGCTATTTCAGTAACAAAAGGTCCCTCTCGCACATCTGTGCCGATGTTTCTACCATATAAATATTTAATCTTTACGGGCATTATAAATTCACCTCCACCAAATCTAAATGTTGGTGTATTAAATCCTCTAAATCTTGCTGGTAGAAAAAAGTATCTAGAGAAATGGATCATACCAGTATCTCTGACTAAAAAGTAATCTTTGTCTCTACCTTTGCTTCTAGTATCAAATTCAGAACCATCCCATACTGCTAGTTCTAATATTTTATATGGGTCTCTTCTATCAGGTTTAAATCCAAATATATTAAAATCATGTTTTTCATCTGCTACATAATTCATTCTCCAAGATTTTCTAGTTTGATAATCTATTTGAGCTTGAGCTCCATGAATGTATGTTTCTACCGTAGCTTTAGTTGGAATAGTTGTAGTAGTAAAATCTGTTGTCCCCGTAACATTTGCAAGTTGTAATAACTCAAATACTTCTTGTGTAGTGCAATATGCTTCTACAGGTCTTTTTCTAATATTTTTAACAGTCGCACCAGTGGTTATGCCATTTGGAGCACTTATTCTTATCCAATATGCAGACTGTCCTTCATCAACAGTTGTTTTAGCCCAATCACTTATTACTCTTACTGGAAAAATTTCAACACCATCTCCTGCAAAGCCATAAGCCTCTCCAGAGTATGTACCATCATCATTATCATCTAAATTAAATTCTTGAGTGTCAGGGATAAATTCTTTAAAAGTAGAGCCATTAAAGTATTCATATTTTAAAGGTGCTGTGTAACTGCCGGGTGTATCTATGTCAAACACCGCCATGTCAAATTTAGCATCGTCCCCTAAGTATAAGAAATCATCAGTGCCCTCTATTACTGAAAATGAC